GGATATGACCGTAAGATGTAGTGCTATCAGTCCTAAAGCCGTTAATAGAAAAGAACGTAAATTAGAAGAGTTGCTATTTATTAATGAAATAGTTGAAAATTCATCGCCAGCAATTCAAGCGGAGTTTAAAAAAATGTACGGAATAGGCGAAAATAAAGACGAAACAATTAGATTATTTAGTAACCTATGGCAAGATAACTATGTTAAAACTATGAATATGCTCATGGAATATATCGCAGAGCGTAATGGTTTTGATGAAAAGAAAAAAAGAATAGCATTGTATTTAGCATTAAGTGGATTATGTACAATGAAATACGAATATTATAACGGAGAAATTAAATGGGATATTGTGCCACCTACAAGATTTTTCTACGATAATACCGCAATAAAAGACGATTTGTCGGATAGTGAATTTATGGGAGAATATGAATATATGACCGTAAGTTCTATCTTAGAATTATATGATAGAGCAACTGATTATAGAAAAGACCTATTAGAAGCGGTAAGGCTAAGTAACTCTACCGATAATAGAGATGGTAATTTTATTATCGAAGGCAAAATTCCTGTTTATAAAAATTATTTTATAGATTCAGTAAAAGAAAAATGGGGATATGTTTTAGACGAATTTGGATATGTTAGTTTAGAAAAAATTGATTATACTCCCGAAGGAGATAAAGAGCCAACTTATACTAAAAAAGATGTTATAAAATATAGTGAATTAAACTACGTTGTAGTAAAATATTGTATTTTTATCCCAAGAGAGATATTAATTGCAACAAATCAAACAGATAGAAAAGATATAGTCTTAGAAAGTGGAATAATGAGATACCAAGATAATGACCATTATTCTTATTCTAATGTAAAATATCCATATAAAAATTATACATGGTATTACGATAATGGCTTTATCTTTACGCCAGTATCTGAACTTATCAATCCTCAGCGAATGATAAATCGCATGGAATCCGTAAAAGAAAATCTCATTAATTGCTCCTTGCCAAGAACATTAGTTTATGATTCTTCTATGTTAAATTCGGAAGGTGGCGAAGAAGAATTACTAAGCGACTTATATCAAGGTAAGCCAATTAAATTAAATGCTAGAGGTATGGGAGTTCAAAATGCTATATCGGCAACAGGAACTACTTTAGATGCTAATAGTATTCAATCTTATGTATTATTCGGAGAAACATGGAGGATGAACGCAGACCGCATTATTGGGGTTAATGATTCCATGAAAGGACAATCGCAAGGAAGCGAACAATTAGTTGGAGTAACAGCATTGCAAATTCAAAGGTCAAGTTTAATTCAAGAGCCTTATTACGATGCCATAAGTAAGTTATTTGAGCAAGTTTACCAAGCAAGTGCTAATGTAGGTAAAAGAATTTATGCCGATAACGAAAAAGAATTATCTGTTGCAGTAGGAGATGGAAACGTTCAAGTTATTAAACTTACAGAAGAATATAACTTAGAAGATTTTAAAGCAGTAGTTCATAGACAACCAAATGGTAATCAGCAAAAAGAGGTTGCTAATCAACAATTATTACAATTTATTCAATTAGGTTTGATAGATAAAAATATCCTT